ATCCGCTTTTTCGTTGAACGATAACGCTTCTTCCCGCTCATGGCCTCACGCGTTAGCCCCTTCCCCCTTTTGAGGGGGGCAGGGGGGAGTCAAAAGAACACACAGTAACTGTGATCTCAGTGTGCTTCCTCACGCGACCCGTGCCACCGCACACATCGCAGGTGACAAGCCTGTCAGGGCATTGCATCCGGCGCAGGAGCCAGCTTCTCTCCACTTCGGGATGTACCATGCCGGAGCCTCCGCAGTTGCGGCAGATTTCTATCTTTGTCGATTCGTATTGTCTTACTTTTTCCATTGTGATTATTGTTTGATGTCCTTTTTGAAATTTCCTTCGTTGTATGCAGCAAGTGCAGCAATGTTCTTCATCCTTTCCCTCAGCTGCGCCGTTCCGCCTCTCTCGGCCCCGAAGTCGCCGAAGCTGTGCTCCCTTGCCTGTTCCTCGCGCAACTCGACGAAAGCGTCGCATTTCTCGCCCATGTAGGTCAGGAAGGCCTTCATCACCATCGCCTTGTTCAGGCCGCCGTACACCTGTCCAGCGTCGCCGTTGGCCAGCCGGTCGGCCACGATTTGGATGTCTGGCAGGTTCCATTGCATGTCGTCTCCCACCAGCATCTGTGCCACTTCCTTCGAGAGCATGGCCATCGCTTCCGGCTTCATCGGGCGGGCCACGTTCACCATGTCCTCAACGATGGTCAGATGCGTCAGGATCAAGGCGGCAAGCGTCCGCTCGTCGAAATCCTTGGCGAAACGCTTCACGCTCACCTGCCCCGTGCTCCTGACAGATGCCGTGGCAGTGGTGATGCTGCGGTCGGCAGCGGCCACAACAGCGACAGCCGCCAGCGGAAGGCCGTCGCCAGTCCTGTCGTAGAGCCGCTGCGCCACGGGACATTTCTGTAGCAGTTCACGTGTCGGTACCGCCACGGCGTTGATAGAGATAGTCGAAAGCTGCTTGCTGTCTGGCATGGTCGCTGTTGTTTAATAGTTCGGAATAGATTTGGTTGAACTTCGAGTTCAGCATCATCGGTGTGAAGGCGGACTTGAAATACCAGTCGTTCTTCATTTGGCTCACAGCCTCAAGGAACTGCTTAATCGCGTCAATGCGCAACCGATCATCCACAATCAATGGTGTCGATCCATTCTTGGGTGTCGATTCCACGATCTTCTTGCTAAGCTTGTCAAGCAAAGCTTTCATGGGTGCCCAGTCCGCCTTTGTGCTGATATAGGCCGTGTGCTTCTTTGCCTGATACACCTCTTCGAAGGCTCTCATGCCCTTCAGCACAACGTTGTTTTTGCGGTGGTCTTCCTCGGTCTTGTCAAGTGTGTCCCGCTGTTTTCCCGCCTCGCCGAGGCTTGCCAGAATCTTGTTTACCAATTGGAGTTTTTCCTTCTTGGTCAGCAGATATGCCGCGTTGTATATCTCATCGAATGTCATAGTGCCTCCCGCGTTTCGTCTTCCTTGATCCGTTTCATCGTTTCACGTGCGCATTTGGGGCAGGTGTCGCCCCAAACGCGCTGGTCGTACTCGTACCCGCAAACCGGGCATGTCGCCCAGATTTCGTGGTTGAGGTTCTGTTGTCCCATGTCGCTCCCTCCTTAGCATTCCGTCATTCCAAGCGGCACAGGAACCCATTTGCCGTTTTCATCCTTCACGTCGGCACGGATGAACTGTTTGCTATCCGTCGGGGCATAGCTCTCTTCGATGATGCGCACACCCTCTTGGAACCGCTCGTTGCCGCTTTCCTGGGCCATTTTGCGCAACTGGAGCACACGGCTCGCTTTCAGGTTGCCCGCCTGGTCGCGGCTCATCAGGCGCAACACAGCCTGCACCAGGGCGGCACTGTCAGCATCCTTGGCCAGACTGCCAATGTACTCCTTCACGATGGCAATGCCCTCGTTCACCGTGTCCTTGTAATTGTCCAGCTGGTACTGGCCGAGGGTGATTCTGGCCGTGCCTTCGCTGTTGGTGAAGGTGTGGCTGTGTTGGTTGTCCCTTACGCCGAAAATGTCGGCCTTCAGTTCCAGTGCCGTTTTGAAATTGCTCATCACAAGCTGCTTCCTTTCGGTGATGGCTTGGCTGATGTCCAGCAGTTGTGGCATGGACGAGGCTATGGTCTCATCCACCAGCTTGGCGTAGGCCTCGCGGTCGGCTTTCTTCTTTGCCTCGGCCTCTTTCTTGGCCTGGGCTTCCTTGAACGCGGCGAATTGTTCAGCCTCCGCCGCCGTCATTTCTACTGTCTTTTTTTCGTTGTCCATTTTTATTGGTGTTTTTAGTGTCGTTTATTTAGGTTTGAAAGGTGTTTCTTAAACTTTTCCGGGTTGTCTATTTCGGCATCTGCACCGTAATTTTCCTTGATAAAAATCTCTATTTCATCAAAAGTGCGCCTCCTGCTTCTGGCGAATGTTACGATGCATTTAATGTGTACCCCGTTTTTGATAATTGGAATCGTTAATGATTTCATTGCTTGCCTCCTTCCTTCAAGACGCTTGTTTTCGGCGTAACGCTATATATTCTCTCAACGGGATAGATACGTAAAGTGAAGACATATTCATCTACAATATTTGGTTCAACCGGCTGACAACTAACAAAATCGCCGTTTGAAAAAGTAACAGACAGCCTTTTCGTGCGTGGATAGGTCGCGTTCAATTCTTCCACCATTTTACGAATCCAGTCTATCAACGCATCGCGTGAAAGATCGTCCTCGATAAGGCAGTTTTTGAGCTTGCAGACGTACTTTTGGATTTCGGCGCACTTGCGGTTGGCCGCGCTCCATGTGTTTGGTTTTTCGATGAAGTAACTCATTTTAATTGATGTTTAATTGTTGGTTAATTATTGATTATTGACGGTATATTCCTTTGCCCTTTCAATCCCTTCCCGCTGCTTGTTGAACTCATAGATCAGCCCACGGCACTTGCTTGCCGGGATGTCGTCCATCCGGCTCACCTTGGCGGCACGGCAGGCCGTTCCCGCTATCAGGTTCCACTCCGCCACGCCCCAGCCGTCGGCCTTTATCTTGCCCTGTGCGGCCAGCAGCTTCCCGATGGCTACCTTCAGCCGTTTCCGTTCCTTCTCGGCCTCTGTGGGGCTGTTTTTGGCCTCTGTTTCCATTCCTCGCGCCTTTGCTTCCTCGTGAAGCCGGTCGCATATCTCCGTCAATGCGGCCTCGTCCAGTTCCGTGCTGCTGTCCACACCGTAGCCCGCAAGAATGCCCTCCTTGCCGATGTCGCTGATGCCCAGCCGGTGCAGAAGGATGTGGAAATCGCGTATCAGTTGTTTCTTGTTTTTCATAGTCCTATTCCGTGATATTCGGTTGCCTTTGTCGTGTCGATGTCGATATGATGTCCGCCTCCGTAGCGGCTCACGGGGAAGGCCCTGAAACCCTCCACGCGCCACGCCACGTTTGCGTCTCTCCAGATGCGCCGCGCCACATGGCCTTCCGGCAGGTTGCCCTGCACGTGGCTTACATAGACGAACAGCTTGTGCGGGTACCGCGCCTTCAGCTCCTTGTACTCGCTGAACTTCATTTCCATGAACTGCACCGAGTCAATCACCACCACATCCGGGCTCTTGTGCTTGTCAAGGCGTTCCTTCAGGTCGTCCACGCTCTCCTTGTCGAGCAGCACGAACTTCCCGCCGCAGTCCATCATCCCCGTCCGCTCCAGCGCAAGCTGTATCGTCCGGCTCTTGCCTTCCTCCACGCTGTCGTAGGCCACGCGGCGGAACTCCGTCAGGTATTTGGCCAGCATCATGGCAAACGAGGTCTTGCCGTGCTTCGGCGGGCCGTAGATCACCCATGTCCCTGTCAGTTCCGGGTCGCCAACGGCATCGTGCCACTGCCCCGTGAAGGGCAGTGTCTTGAACTTTGCCGTCAATATGTTGCTCACGCTGTACGCCCTTTTCATAGCCTCGTGCGTTAGCCCCTTCCCCCTTTTGAGGGGGCCAGGGGGTGTTGTGTCTCGCGTCCCGCAGTCTCGCGTCCCGCGTCCTTCATCAGTTCCTTGTGTATGCGGCGCAGGCTCGGCATACCGTCATCGCCCATCGTGCGGCGCAGTATCGCGCCCGCGTCGATGCCTTCCTTGCAGTTGGCCTTGATAATCATCATGGCCGTGGCCTGCGTCATCTTTGTCCGCTCCTCGGCCTCCATCGGGATGGCCGTCTGATAGCGTTTCCCAAAGCGGCTGAACAGCTCCGTATAGCCCACCTTGCGGTTGTCGATGGCCCGCTGCACCTTCGCCTTCAGGCCGTCGGCTCCCATCATATACCAGCCGCACATGCCGTCCGTGGCGTTCCAAAGGGCCTTGATTTCAAGGAAGGCCTCATAGTTCAGGTCGCCAGCCTCGTCGAGTATAATCAAGGGGTTGGGCAGCGTCTTGAGGTAATACACCAAATCCTCATAGACATCGGTCAAGCGTCCCGTGCTGCCCACCCCGAATGATTTGGCTATCGTTCTGACAAGTCTCGTTTTGCTCTTCACCTGCGAGCAGTCGATATAGACCGCGTTCTTGTGCGTCTTGGCGTAGTGCTGCGCCGTGTAGGTCTTACCGATGTCGCTCAGGTCGCACAGCATCGCGCTCATCGATGCGCTTTGGCACATGTCGAGTTGTGCCGTGATGAACTGGAACACCGGCGTGGCCGCCGTTTTCCATTCCGGGGCGTTGGTCAGGTTCACGCCCAGGTGACGGGCCAAGCTAATCCAGTTCTGGTCGCTCAAAACGCGCTCCGTCTCGCCGTTCTTTATGCGGCTGTACTGTGCTGAGTTGATTCCCAAACTCACTGCAAACTTCGCGTCGCTTCCCGCGAAGTTCTGTCGTGCCTCGGCCAAGGCCGCCAGCACCTTCTTTTTCATTTCGTTTGTCATCATTGGTGTATTGTTTTAGTTGGTTTATAGTCTGCTTATCGCCAAGGCCGCGTAGTCCTCAGCGTTCCATTCATCCTCCTCGTAGCCCAGCGGCTGCTCGTTCACCTCCGGGACTTCCCCCTTTCCAAAGGGGGTGCCCGTAAGGGCGGGGGATTCCAACTCCTCCATCCGCCCCGCGTCCATGTGGCCCACCTTGGGAAGTTCCGCCCTGCGTTCCTTCACCCACTTGTCGAACTTCGCCACGCGCTTCTGCTGGTGCAGCATGGCCTCCGCGTCGCCCTCGGTGCGCTCGGCCTCGCATTCGTTGTAGGCGTATTTCTCGCGGTTCTCGGCCTCGCCGATATACACGCCGTCCTGATACAGATAGACCGTCTCCACGGTCTCGTGTCCCTCAGTCCCGTGTCCCGTGTCCGCCTTTGGCAGCCAATAGGCCGTCACCCTGTAATTGTTCGGCTTTAGGCGTTTCAGGCTGTTGAAGTCCTTCAGCTCGAAGCCCGCGTTGTCCACCATGCACCAGTCGTTGTTGCGGATGCTCGTCTCGGTCACGTTGCCGATCCACTGCATCAGGTAGGCCATGTCCATCGGCTTCAGGTCGGGGTTCACCTGCTTCATCAGCACGTCCCTGCGGGTCATGCCCGGATAGGTCTTCTGGCGCGGGTGCAGTTCGTTGTTGTGCCGCTCGATGTCGGCCAGGTCGTCGGCTATGATCTGCATGGGGTCGTAGGCCGGTTCCACATAGTCGCCCTCCACCTTGTTGCGAACGGCGCGGTAGGCTTCATGCTTGGCGTACCAGCGGCCACGGGTGTGGCCCATGTCCTTTGCCGTGCCCCACTTCAGCGAGCGGATGTTGTGCTCGGCGCGTTTCTCGGTCGGGCTTTGGCAGAACCTTACGAAACTGAAGGCATCCTGAAGCCAAGGGATGTTGCTCATCAGGTGGTGCTCCACCTCCAGTTCTGCGGGCATCGGCAGCCCAAGGCTCCACAATTCGCAGAACACGTTCCTCATGCTCTCGTAAACCGTCCGCTCTGTCGGCTTGCCGATGATGTAGGCCGGGCGGAAATAGTAGCCGCTCACCACGTCAACGGCGATATACTTGTAAACCCACACGTCCTTCCCGGCCACCTTCGCCTTGCGGCTCAGGGCCACGTCGTCCATCGAGATCTTCGAGAGCGAGTATTGGCCCACCTTGCGGTGGTGCTTCGGGCGCAGTGCGTTCTGGTAGTCGAAGTGGCCGTTGCGGTCGGCATACACCGCCGTCGTGTTCACCACGTCCTTCAGGTAGTTCCAGATGGTGGCTTGGCTCAGTTCCACGAAAATCGGCCTGCCTTCGGCATCCGTTTCCTTCGGGTCGTAGGCTTCGCCAGTCTCGGTGTCGTACAGTTCCCGCGTCCCGCTGATAAATTCGTTGTATAGTTCATGCACACGCGCCACAAAGGGCTTGTCGTTCGTGCGCCAGAGGGCCAGTATCAGGTTCTCCACCTTGCGGCTCACCTTACGGGTGTTGTCGCTGCCTATCTTCCCGCTCAATAGCGCAGGGAAGCCCTCGCTCATATACGCCTTGAAATTCCTTTCAAGACTCCTCGTGTTGGTGTAGGGCGTGATGCCGTATTCGTAGGCCGCCCCGCCCTCTCTGCAAACAGGGTCGGATGATTTCGGGTCGGGCTTGTTCATGCACTGCCTTGTAAACCACGGCAGCATGTCTTCCAGCCATTTGCCCTTGTTAAACCTCATTCCCGCCCTTGCCTTGGCCGCCTGCTGGCGTTCCATGCCCCGGCGCATCGCGTCAAAGAGGCTCGCCTTCATCGTCAGCCTTTCCACGAAATCCGTGTTCAGGCGCGTCCCGTTCTCTCTGGTGTACTTGCTGAAGAAGGCCCGCGCCTCCGTGTTCACCGTCACCTCGTAAAGATCCGAGTTCTCCACATGTGTCTTCCCCAAGGCTCGCTCTATCGCCAAGAGCCTGTCGGGTCGCTTGATTGTGTCCACCCATATCAGGGTGTTCCCGTTTGTGCTGCGGTCGGCTATTTTGAGGTAGCCTCGCTTGCTGTCGTTTTTGAACTGGTCGTAGGTCAGTCCCGCCTCCATCCAGTCGTTCACGCTTATCGCTAAATTTCCGTCGATGTATTGGTACATGGTGTATTTGTTTTATTGCTTTGTGCGCGGGTGAGGACTCGAACCTCACTAATGTAGGGGTTTTACTGGGCGCCTATCCGATTAGCACCCTATCCGCGCTACCATCCGACGCTTTTTATTCCAGGTCAATCTCCCCCTCGTCCACGATTGCGCTCTTCCATAAAGCCACGGCCATCACGATGCAGATTGCCGCCGTGCCGATGTGCCACCAGGCACCCTTTGCGATCACTCCGTAGATGCATCCAAGGCCAAGCAGTCCGAAGGCCACGGCCTGTGCTTTGTCCAATGTTTTCATTGCTTTACTCCTTTCCACCCTCTCTGCCTCAACAACAGTCGACCTATCAGGTTTTCGGCTTGACCGGCACCATGCATTTCAGCATACTTTTCGGCACATTCAGGACAGCACACCACATTCTTGTCTGTCTTCCTGCCAATTGGGCCTAACTTTGTCACGAAGGCTTGCCTCTCTTGGCCGCAACTGCACACGACGATTGCTTTGCGGTAGGCACGGCCCTCATACCTTTGTTCATACTCAAGTTCTTCCTCCACGAGACGGAAGTCTCCATCATTCACGGGGATGTTTTTCACAACATGATACTTTTGCTTTTTCATTTCTTTATTATTTAGGTTAGTATTCCATCACTTTCCTTCCCATCGTCTTCACCGCGTAGGTCCTTATCCGCTTCGCCAGTGCCGAGTTGGTCTTGTAGTTCAGTGCCGACCTCACCGAGGTCGAGTTCCTGAAGCCGAACACCTCCTGTAGGTGCTTCACGTCTCCGTACTTCGTAACAATCTTTTTCTTCGTCATTTTTTTCTGTATATTTGTCGCGCCTTTCGACTTGAAAGACGATGCAAAAGTAGTAAAGTTTTACGAATTATCAATAAAATTTCGCAAATTTTTACGAATATGAAAGAAAGATTAAAGCAACTTATTGATTATTACGGGATTTCTACTAATCTTTTTTCTCAAAAGATTGGTGTTTCCGAGGGGACAATTCGCAAAATATTGGCTCAAGACACAACCATTAGGAGTGATACTTTGGAAAAAATATCGCAAAACTTTGCGGAAATCAACATGGATTGGCTCGTCACTGGTCGAGGTGAAATGTTGATGAAAAATCCTCAAAACAAGGATGGTGGAGCGAATGATAATGAAAATATCTCTCGTCTCATTACCATTTTGCAGGATGCTTTAGTAGAAAAAGACAAACAAATAGACCGCTTACTATCAATAATAGAACAAAATGGCAAACTCTAAATCATCAAATAAAATACACCTTCCTTCAGCATGGAAAGATGTCAAACTTTCCATTCAAACTCGGCCTATATTGATGTATCTTTTAAGTGTTCCCATCGAGGAGGTAAACACCTTCCTGTTAAAGGCTCCTCAACCTGAAGAAGTTGAAAGGTTAAGAGCGATTATAGCAAAAGACAGAGAAGAGAAAACGATTCGATTGAAAGAGTATTTGACAAAGGTGGTGAACTATAGGGAAATAACATACACAGCCAATAGGATAGGGATAAGCAATACCTCCTTGAAAAACATAATCGAAGGTAAAACAAAAAAAGCCACCTATGAAATGATCGATAAGATAGAACTATTTCTTTCAACCATCGATGGCTTAGGATTTGAAGTCTCGTTAGGCAACCAATTGACAATCCAAAAACATCTTTTAAATGAAATTCAACCAATAACACAAAACATCAATCGGATTGGGCTCTCACTAATAAACAGTGTTGAATATTTGACATTTATTGCAAAATACCACTCCGATAAGATGTATAAACCACACACATCTGACGAAGAAGTTATTGAATTTCCGACATACGAGTATCTAATCCAAATCAAAATGAATCTTGAAAAAGAAATTGAAAAAATAGACGCATTATTCAGTACTTTTATTCCAAAGTTCCGAGAATACAGAGAAAGAGACACCGAGTTATACTAAAAAGAATCAACCCTTAAAAGGGCTTAAAATAACGCAAAAAACGGTTTTTCTGCATATTTGAGCCTTATTTCATTGCATTTCAAATATTTATCCGCTTTTCGTTTGGGAAGTATCCCCGTGGCAATTATGGAATATCGGGGAGGGTAATTCGGGCAAAAGTGCCGTTTTTGTCGTTTTTTTGTCCGTTAAGGGTGGTTTAATGTGGGTGTTTTCGCCCTACTTTTCGCCCTAACTCCGCCTTAACTCGGTGTTTTTGCCGAAAAACGGGCACAAAAAGCGGCCCGCCAGAGGGGTGTTTTGGCGGGCCGTTTCAATGGTCGTTAATGGGTGGTTAAAGGGCGTTTCAGGCATCATTTTGTTGGCATCGGAAAAATGTCCTAAAACCTTTGTTTTTGTGGTGTTTCGGGTCGTTTTTGGCACGAAAAAAGCGGCTTTTGGCCGCCCCGGGGTGCAACTGGTTACATTTGGTTATAATTCAACGCACATCCAGTTATAGCAATATTATAGTAAGTTCGCGCAAATTGTACTTTTCGTTTTTTATCGCTACTTCGTAACTAACACAAAATCAGCATTTTTATTTTTTGGTTTTGTATTTTTGGTTTTTATCCCCTTACAGGAAACGGCCCGCGTGGAACTCTTGGTATGGATTGCCTGTGGTCATTCTTTTGGACGTTTTACTTGTTCTTTAGTCATGAACCAACCGCACAGAACTACCTTGAAACCTTCTAACGGATGCAGCAGCATTCATTGTACTATTGTCAAATTGAACAGAATAGCAATTGTGGCTGTCATGGTGAGTCGCCGTCCAATAACCCCCAACGGAATTCAACCCAGTTACAGATGCAGGGCCAGCAGCCACAATAGCATTAACTCCAACAGATCCATAATCATTGAGTACAATGCGTGTACCAGCCGCAGGCAAGAAAGCAACACCTTGACTTTCAAGCACCGACCACTGTAAAGCCGTCAATGTAATCCAATTAGAGCCGGCTGAATTTGTCGTAAAAGAACTGAAATTTGTAGCCCATGCAAAACCATTAGGGAATATTATCAAGCCATAAATACCATTTGAAAGTTTCACTTTAGCATAACGATCTCCACTGCGAGAATTGAGCAAATAATTCCATTCACTTTGGGTCAAGGTTCGCCACCCACTGCCTCCATTTGTAATACTGTTTGCTCCCCAATCAGCATTACCTGAAAGATTATTTCCGTCATACCCGTTGGCATAAAATGCATTCGTATAAAATCCATTGCCACTTGGATTCCATTGATCTTTGGTCAAGACCCCTGTTCTCCAAGGCTCAGGAAAAGTGCAATGATTTATGTTGCTTGTACCCCAACAAAAAAGATCTCTCTTAATTGAACGTTTAGAATACTGTGAATATGAATAATAGCTACTATTACCGCCATTACCGTTTCCATAACCATCATACTCTTGTTCGGTTGTCGTTCCGATATAATCCCACTGGTTAGTAGCAAAAGACCATGTCCCATTGCCAACACTTGTACCACCATTATACTGCAAATTGCCACGAGAAAACTGTACCGTTAAACTACCACTAACTGAAAACCTATTTGGCAACCTACCTTCTGTAATAGTAACGCCAGTGCCAAACGGAATGGCTGCTCCATAAAACACAGTTCCAACTTCGTTTTTGGCATAGGCTCTTACCCAATGAACTTGGCCTGCAACCAAAGAAGACAATGCCTGAGTGTAACTACCAGTTCCGTTGCCACTTGCAACATGAGAGCCATCAATGGTTGGCGGATATGTCGTACCATAGCAAAAACCTCGTTCTATGACCGTGCTGCTTGCCCCAGTCGAA